TCTTTTGGCTCAGTCTCAAATATGATTGTAGTCTCTGCTCTGAATACCTCAAAGTTTGCAATAATTGTAGACCTACGTTTTTCTACAGATAGCACACCACCACAACGAACTGTACCACTCATAAGAAGTGAAAGTCTGTTTGTTCCGGCTTCGCGATAGAATCTATAGTAGTTGGTATCTACTGCTGTTGGTATATCATTCCAAGAAGTAGCAAGTGTTGGGATATATTCGTTTTCAATAGGAGAACCGCCATCACCAACCTCCTGCGTTCCGTCATTTAAAATCTGCTCTACATTATCTCCATTCCACCAATCCTGCATATTGTCATAGTTTGCAGAAGCAATAAGTGTTTTCTCTAATGTATATATTCTACGCTCGCACGCACCATTACCTGCGCCTACACCAAGACGTTGGAATTTGATATTCATTTTAATCCGGCTACCCGCAGGAACAGTATAGTCAACCCATAGACCTGTTACGGTGTCAAATCTATTCATGTCATATCCAAGAATAGGATACTCTCCCGGTGTATTCTCGTTAACCTCTTTTGTACCCGGAGCAATTACAGATAGCTCGTCTTGAATTACAGAAAAACTATTAGGATTAATCTTCATATACACACCCGATGGTACAGGTATGTTTACAGTGGGGTCAAGTTCACTTGGTATCTCAATGAATCCTGCTTGCTTTACTTCTTTCTCAAGTACTGTTGCGTATACGCAAGTATTTGTAGGTCCGCTCGTATCGGCCTTTACAATAAACCTATCTCCCTGCTCAACTTTCTTTGCGTTCTCTCCCTCAAGTAAAAAGAATGCGTTATTGCTTAATGGGTCATTAAAGAAAATACTACTATAAATAACATCATAATCCTCTTCATCAGGTTTGATAACAAACTTATATCGAGTAGCCCAATAAGGAGCTTTCTGTGTTGTAGGTATTGTAACCTGAATACTATTTTTGGTATCAGAAGCAGAGCACGGTACATGTACCGTATTGTTGGGACTTACAAGAGCTGTAGTAGAACGACCAAAGTCGTCCATGTATACTATACCAATCTCGTACCCACGATTGCTATGTAAGCTTTTTGGTGAGTTAATCTTTTGATAGAATGCTTCTGCAAAGTTTACAGAGTAGTATTCATACACGTTTATTGTAGGCGTAGTAGTATTATCTACATAACGCATAGCAGGCATTTGGAAACCAATTAGCTGACTCGAAGGAGATGTTATAATTGTAATTGGTTGACCGGCAGCAGTGATACCGCTTTGATATTTTATAAGCGCATCCAAGTTGTTTGGCAGTGCGCAGTTTATTTGGTCTGTAAACGTAGTTCCGTTACAAGAGTTTGCAACAGTTTGAATATTTGAAACTGTACCAACTGCGTCTTGAAACTCTACACTTGTAGCAAGTGCATATACTGAAGCATAATTTGTTGGTAGCGTAAATGAGAATGTTGCATTGATATTCTCAGACTGCTCTGTAGGGAATGGAGTACTTCCCGCAAATGTGTTATGCGTCATTCTCATCTCTAAAGTAATAGACGCTCCTTCTATTAACTCAGCACCTGTGAGGTCTACATAAACTGCAGAGTTTGCAATTGTTTGTGAGCTACCAAAAGTATAGTTTGATGAAGCTGTTGAGTCTGTAAGTTCAGTGGTATCTATTAATTCAGATATAAGATTCGCATCGTATTCAAGCTTTACAGGATTGCCGTCCTCATCTACCATATCATACCCCTCAGTATAGTTACCGTACATCAAGCGATTGCCCATAATGGTCTGCGCTCTTGCAAGTAGTGGTACGTTATCGTATAATCTGAGTAGCTCAGACTCAGGAAGGATAGTAAATATCTTACTATTGCTAAACGTATAAGTATAGTCTGTATTATCTGCAAGTCCAAGATTTGCTTTGTCAAGTTTCTCAATTACCTTGACAATACTTGCTCCTGCTTCTTTAAAAAGCAGGTCAATACCAACAACAAGAGGCCCACCTGTATTGTATGTAACAATAGCAGTATTATGCAAATTAACCATACCCTCATTAAGATAGCTGTTTACGCTAAACTCAAATGGGTTAGGCTGAAATGCAGGGGCTGACCACTGAGACGTTGCACTATACTCGCCATCCTCATATCTGTAACGATACGCAAAACAAATAAAGCGAGTCTCTAAAAAGTTATCCTGAGCACCTGTGGTGATGGGTTGGACTCCCGGAGCTTCAACGGGTGGCTTCTTGATGACAAGAATAGATTCAGATGTGAATTGGTCTACATTGGCAACAGGGTCAGGATAATTTCTTTTGCGATTTAAAACCCTTGGAGGATTGTAATTATCAGTAAAGAAGATTAGGTTGTCAATAATATCAATGCCTGTAATTAAGTATTGCGGATTAAAATTTAGTGTAGTATTTACACCACCACCATTATCAATACTTACAATGTGATACGTTAATATCTGAGAAAGTACATTGAATGATACAATCATATCAAGCTTTCCTGTGTTGCCTAAAGGAAAGTTTGAATCATGTATAAACCAATAGATAGTTTCGTTGGCGCTATCATCAATAGCACCAATACATCTTGCGCTTGTGCTAAGAGGTGTTCCGTCAATATATTTTAAAGCAGTTAATTTGACATTACCTTTCGTGTTTTCAATAACACCAATCTCAGCATTTTCAGTAGACCCCATGCGTACATTGAGTGCATCAATATACTCTCCGTTTGGAACAAGTCGTTCGTCCACGACTTTATTCATTCTACCTGCTGTGAAATTTCTTGTAATGTTCGCCATATTATTTTAACCACTTGTCCATGCCACGTAGATTCATGAGAAGTCTACCCGGATGAATGTTACTCATTCTGATTTTTGCATTTCTCAAAAGCGCTGCCTTCTCTTTTCTTGCACGAGCCACAATATATTCTTGAACGCCAAGCTTTGAGTTTAGTACTTCATACGTAATGTACGCATAGATATACTTCTCAAATAATTTATTAACCGTTACATTAGCATCATTGCCATTCTCCATTCCATCAGAGATGTATTCGAGAATAACAGACTGACCATACATATCAGAATTGAAGTTAATCACTCCCATTCTTTGGTCAATAGCAAATGTTGGGTTGAAGTTAGCTGTCTCTGTATTCAAACCATAGCGCTCACCAAGACTGTAATCAAAATACCACATGCCATCAACACACCATCCTTCTTGTCCGTTGTATCTACTTTGCGGATTGAGATATATACTCTTTTTAGTTCCTGCTAAACGCTGCTCATCAATCTCAGAAAACTCAGGAGAAAGTGCATTGCCTTCTTGGTCAAATAATATCTTTCCTGTTTGGTCTTGAAGATAAGCAAGTGAAGAAAGGATTTGAATATTCTCTGTAAGTGGTCTTAAGTATCCGTCTTTGTAAAGATTTACACGAACCCAATTGACATAATCAGATGGGAGAATGTATCTAAGACCATCATCTACTGTAAGCTCTAATACCTTTATGCTTTTAAAAGCATCGTAGTTTAGTTCCTGAATAGCACGCTTTGCGTGAAACAATATTTTAAATCTCTCTTCATTATTTACAAGAGAGTGATTGCCTGAATACATCAACAAAAAGTTGTTGACAATATCGTACAGGCTTACGTATTGATACGACCCCCAATTTCTATCAATGGGTTGATTGCCGCTATTTTCGTAATACTGATATTGACTAATGTATGCCATAATTATTGCGATTGTTTTTGTTCTTCAGCAGCACCAAACTGAACTGCTGTAATCTCACGTATTGACATTCCTGCATACTGAAGTATTTTAGTAATGAGCTTATACTCGTCTTCAAACGGAACTTCAAAGTCTTGATAGTCAGGTTGAGATTGGTCAAACACAGGCTCACCATTATTAAGCGTGATGTAAGTCCATTTAGGGTCTTTTGGATATCTAAAATAATTTGCATCAACTTCATTAGCAAGGTTGATTGTTGCAGGATACACTGTAAGAATACCACCCTCTTGTGTATACGCAGGATACTGCTCTGTTGGTGCAGTAAGATTAGAAGTAGTAAGCATCGTAATTTTTGTATGCGTTACCTTCTCAGCTTCTCCTTTGAATACACGTGTAAGCCCCGATGCGTCATAACACATAATCTTATTAATCATAAAATAGTCGAAGCCTGTTGTAGTTACAGACGGAAGATAAAATCTATTTGTCGCGGCTGTTACCTGTGTAAGCGTTGATGTAAGAGCAAATACTTCCATGGCTTCTTCAGTAGCTTTTCTGATGTCAGCATACGAAGTACCTGACATACGAGCGTTCTCCATGTTGAGTAGCTTATTGTACTCTGAAAAATATTCTTCAAACACCTCCAACTGAGCCTCTTTTGCGTAGAGGTTGAAATCGGAAGGTGAGATGTATCCGTAATTGTTCTTGTTCAGAACAGCTAAAACGGTATTTCTTACGGAATTTATCATTATAGTCTTTTTACAAATATAAACAAAAAAAAGAGGGTATAGAAATACCCTCCGTAACCGATTGCTTGCTTTATTTATAAACCTACATCAAACTATTTTCAAGCATTTTGAGGGCATCAATACCTTCGTCTGTCTTTAGGAACTCAGCAACTGTGAAATAAGGGTCCTGACCGTAAGGTACAGTTATCATCTTTTTCTTGTTTGAAGCGGTATTAAACCATACTTCTTTCTGCCCATTCCTAAAGGTCAGTAATTTATTTTCAAAGAACACATGCACATTTGATTGGTGCTTTAGCTGTGGGTCGTTGAGTATATTTAAGAACCCATGAGGGTCTTTTTTGGCATATACCAACACATCACGCTTCAGCTCTGCGGTTGTAAACCTACTTGGGTCTTTACCGAATAGTACTCTCGATACCAATTCAAGCTGCTCAACACTCAATTGACGAGCTTCTACAAGCGCATCAACCTCTGCGGCAAGCTTTTCAACCTCTTTAGCCGCATCTTTTTCGTGGTCTACCTCAATAAATGCTCTACCATTTAAAGGGTGATAGTGTAAAAACTCCTGTAGAACAGGGTTATTTTTGGGTACTCTAAGGAACCCATTCTCAAATATTACAGGCTCCACAATTGCACTTCCGTCTTGCTCATCCTCAAAAGCACTCTTTTGATTGATGGCGTATCTGAGAGGTCTATTAACATTATTTGCCTCGTCAAACCACAAAAGAGGGTATCTTCTTGTGTTTCTCGAAGGCAAAGTATAAGACAAGGGAGCTGAATCCCCTTTTAATTTGTATATCCTGTCTGCAGGAACTAATTTCTGTTTCATTAGATTTTAATTTAATTAGATTTAAAAAGAAGGGGGAGTGTCTTTAAAGACACCCCTCCCTATATTACTTGTATTATGAACCGTAACGGAACAATACGAAGTTGTTAGCACCCAAGGTACAAACGCAACGCTCAGAAAGGAAGTTAACCTCCATTGCATCAAGGTCGCTTGTTTGAGCACCACCCGCAGAACCTGTAATCCAAGTTTTGTATCTGCGGTCTTCAGTCTCAGACGCTCTGTAACGAACGTGCAAGAATGGACGCTTAGCGTTCTTGCCAAGGATTTGGTCGTACACGGTAGTTGAACCGGCAGGAACCAAAAGACCTGTAACAGTACCTGCAGCTTGTGAACCTGTAGGCAGACCACCACGCATAGTTGGGTCATTCAAGTATTTCCAATCAGACTTGTAGAAGTCGTAACCTCTGCGGAAGCCTGTGAAACCAAGATTTAACGCCATGTCCTTATCGTTGTCGAAAAGACCATAAGATGTACCACCTGTACCGTAGCTGTTTTGAGCAGCAAGCATATCATCAATGTCAAAGCTGAAAGCACGATTAACAAAGATTACGTTCTCTGCAATAGCGCCTTGCTTATCCAAACGAGAGATGATGCTGTCGAAATCTACAAGAGTAGTTGGGTTACCACCACCCCATACGTTTCCGCGCTCATTTACTACGTAGAAGATACCTTCAGAACCTTTGTTACCAACCTGCGTATTTGCAGTTTGAGTAGCAACACCTGAACCTGACTCAGCAGGAACAGCCTCAATCATTGCAGTCTCAAGGTAGTCCTCAAAACGCAAGCGAGTCTCGTGCTCACTCTTCAAATACCAAAGGTATCCGGTAGCTCCGTTCTCAGTTGTTACTTCTACCCATCCAATCTGTGCCATGTCAGAACCGCTTACAGCGTATTTGTCCTTGATGATGATTGGAGAGTTAGAGAAGATTTCGTCTTCTGCTTCCAAAGAACCAATCATTCCATTAGTTCCTTTCTTGAACTCAGAACCGTAAATCCATACAGAAAGAGTTGCTGTGTCAGCAAAAGTCTGACCTGCAGCCTCATAGTAAGCTACATCGAAAGTACCTGATGTTGTGTTTACAGCAGTAACGATACCTTTGTTAGAAAGACCGTTAGCGTTGTCAGAGATGAAAACAGTCTGACCAACACGGATAGCAATACCACTTACGTTGGCATCACTTACAGTGATAGTTGCAGTGTCATCACCTGCGTCTCCGTTAGAAGCACAATCAACATACTTAGTATGTAGACGGCCTTGCTCAGCCCACTTAATCATGTCTGAGTTAGAAGGCATTTCAGCACCTACCATACGAAGGAAAGATGCTACAGTACGATTACCATAACGCTCAAACTCCTTCTCATAAGTATCAGGAAGATACTGATTAAGGAAGTTGAAGTTGGTAATATAGTTAGTCGATAATGGTACCTGCTCCGCACTTGGCTGAAGCTGATAACCGGGATTTGGTAAAACAGCCATTTTTTTTAGTTTTAATTTATTTTTTTAATGCTTCGGATTTTTAGACTCCTTCCGGAATCCGGTGTCACCGATTTCACCTGCATTCCCCCTTTGTTTACAACTTCAGGTGCTCTACGCTCAGACATATTAATGTT